ACTCTGGACAGGGGAAGGACGCCGTGTTTACTCTTATGATTTAACCGCTGCTACAGACCGTTTACCACTATGGGTACAGAAATGGATATTGGGGATCTTCTTAGGCAACCAGCACACCGCCAACTCTTGGGCAAGACTACTAACTGAGCGTGACTACCATATCTCTGATACTGAAACAGTACGCTACGCTACCGGACAACCAATGGGGGCAAAATCATCTTTCATTGTGTTCGACCTTGCACACCACGTTATCGTACAGGTTGCTGCAACCAGAGCTGGAAAGAAAACATTCTTCGATGACTACGTTATCATTGGGGATGACATCACTATTGCTGATCCAGGGGTCGCTCTAACTTACAAACTAATAATGGACTCACTAGGGGTCGATGTCAATCTTAACAAGAGCATAATTCACAGTGAGGGCTCCGCCTCAGCTGGTGAGATGGCTAAGAGACTATTCATAGAAGGAATGGAATTATCAACAATCCCAGTCAAGTTGCTTGCTCGTCTACCTCGCTTCGGAAAACTAGGGATCCTTGTCCAGGATTTCATGGTAAGCCGAGGATCGGCTCCAGCAGATGAATCGTTGCTGGCTTTCGTTGCAAGTGGGATGGATAAGGACTCAATTGAGACACTACTTAAACTTAACGCTGTTCCGGCCGAGATCGTAGGAATGACAAAGACTACAGGCCCTCTATCGGATCGCCTGAACGTCAACAACTGGGCAGAGGACGTCATCTTAACAGAGGCCGATATTATAGACTCTTACACTTTCACGGTCATTGCTGAACAGTTAAAACGACTTGAAGCTTTGATACGTCAAGCGGATTTCATAATGGCTCAAACTAAAGGAGTACCTGCGGCTGAACAGGCAGACATTGAAAGACTAGTTACACAACCAATATATAGTAAAGACCAAGTCGGTCATCTGGAGAAAATGATATCAGGTGGACATCAGCATCCTATCTTCCTAGCTGCATTATCAGAAGCAGCTCGTGTGGGGACTATCTTAGCTGGATTGCGAGCTGGAACAATCGCTGTGACACGTGCGGCTAGATTGGGGTTACTAGACTCTCTACGGAATTCGGTCTGGACTAAGGTTGATAGCACGGCAGAAGATAGAGCGCAGATAATGTACTCCGTGTTCCTGTCAGCCATCAATAACCTTAACCGGATCTCGAGCCAACCAGGTACCGATCTTAAAGGTTTACCACGGGTCAGAACTTTAGAGTTCACGATACCGATTCTCTCACTGGATCGGTCATACACTGTCTACTGGGGTCTTGGCACTGGGGTATACGTCAATATGGTTAAGTCGCGAGTTGCGACCGATCACCTATCTTCTCTCTCTAAACTTAAAGCACTGAGCAATACTGTAGACATATTCAGACGACCAGACACAGTGGCTGGTCGTCGTCCTAAGGGAACCTAGGTTAGCCCAGATGCTGACGAGGCCATGAGTCGGGATTGTTAGGTCCCTCTAGCCTATCAACCTGTCTTCTAGAGGTGGCTTCGAAGGCCTAAGAGCTATCTTAACGAGACTTTAGGAGTATGGGTCTATACCTTTTAAGAACTTCTCTTTCGAAAAATC